TCACATCAAGATATTATCCAGATAGTGCAGCGATTGCCTCTTTTGCGGCGCATGGATTAGAAATCTCTTGGCCAGGTACTAATTATCTAAAACAAACTATTTTTGCTACTGATACTAACGCAGATGGTCTTGCGGACAATTGGACTGTAACTGATACCGTGTCAGGGACACCTACGACGACATTAGTAGACATAAAATCTGTTTTTAATGTGGGAGCTACCGTAAATGCACAGAGACTTCAATATACGCCCTCTGGCGATAGTGGCGAGACCATTACATTAACATCAGATTTAACCGCTAATGGTAGTTTTGCTGATACTAATGCAGTTTCATTCTCTGTATTTATAAAAAGCTCAAATGTTGGCATCGGCGCTACGATGGGTATAGAAATGTTTACCGTTGGGGGTGTTAGCCTTGGAACCCTTACTCAAGCAATCACGAGTTTAATTAGCAATCAATGGCGCAGGATTACTTTCCGTACCACGATAAATCAAGCAACTACTTCAAAAATTAAAGCATATTTTCTATTGAGTAGCGTTTCAACGGGCGACGTTGTAGATATACAATTTGCATGCGTACAAGTTGAAAAATCTCTTAATCGGTCTTCATTTATCCCCACGACTACAGCAGCGCTTACGCGTAATGCCGAAATTCTTAAAGGGGTTATCGCTGATAATAGAAATGCCACAGTTGAAACAACCGTCGTTAAATATGCACCCGCACATAGCAGCGCAATAACGGCTAACACACATCAACTTGTAGATTCGGACACTAAACGTCGAATTTTTCAATTACGCGGCGATGCAACCCACAATCTGCAAATCTTTTCAAACTTTACCGATTCAGCAACGAGCACGGTGAGCACCTCTACCGGTACATGGTCGCAATTTCAAATGCTTACGATGGGATGTAACGTAAACAACATAAGCAGCCCGTATGTACACAGCTATTTTAGTGGCGCGTCTTTAGGAACCGATACTGATAGCTTTACCACTCCAGCATGGGGCACTAATTTTGAGATTGCTAACAATGAAGCTGGTACAGCGTATTCCAATGGTGTGTTTTTCGGTGTAGCGCTTTATTACACTGAGCTAAGCTCGACACAACATTTGTCGACTCATGATACAACCTTAGGTCAAATAGCGGCGTACAAACCATGATGAAATTTTATAAATGCGTAGTTGAAACAACAATAATCGCTGACAAAAATAACGAATTTTTTACGTTAGATTTGCCATTTAAGCTCTATGGGGCAGTCATTATTTGCGAAGGATATTATGTGCAAGATTGCTTAAATGAATCACTAGTAGGCAAAAAGTGTGTGGCGTTAATTACAATTAATGCTGATGATACAAATGCCGCGCAAAAACTAGGGGGATTTATGGGTGACACGCCAGAAGTGGCTATAACCGATGAACGCTATTCAATACATTATCCATATTTAGTTAAAGACAATATGCCGGCTGATTACGCCAAGCCTGATAAAGATAATCCTTATCAATTCGCACAGTGGAGTAACGTATGAATCCAGAAGTAACTTTAGAAGAAGTCATTCTTGAGCGCAATAATGTGGCTGTATTTAATGAACATTTAGAGCCTAAATTAGTGCTTTATAATGATTTAGCGCATCTTCAATATCGTGTATTAGAAAAAGTTCGTGAATTGCATAAAAATAAAGGTGATAAGAATTTAGTTTCCCATGGCGTAGAGCTTAGCAAAACTTTGGATTCTGTTTTATTAAAGTTAAAACCGCCAAAAAAATATATAGGATTAAGTTTTTTTACCAATCGCACTAAATTGCCAGCTGAAAAAATAGAGTTATTGAAATATCAAGGCGAAACATTTATTGGTGTGGCTGATTTTATTATGAGTGATAATGCAAAAACCGTTGCTAGAAAGTGTAAATGATTACGTTAATTTCTTGCCGTTATTGGTGAAGTTACCGGATGAAGAATATCGCTCAGTTATGCGATATTTGTGTAGGACAGACTTGTTTTTTCTCTTATGGCATGTATTAAGAAGAAAAGATATGTCGCACACCTGGTTATTAGCGAGGTGTCGAGAAGTTCAGAATGAGCCAAATGGATATTTAGATTTGTGGAGTCGTGAACATTACAAATCGACAATTATCACTTATGGCAAAACCATACAGGATATTTTGGCAAGTCATGGAGATGAGCCGCTTTCTGAATGGAATGGCTTAGAACCAACAGTAGGAATATTTAGTTGTACGAGACCAATTGCTAAAGGATTTTTGCGACAAATAAAGCGTGAGTTTGAGCAGAATGATTTATTAAAAGGATTGTTTCCAGACATTATTTGGAGCAACCCTTCAAAGGATGCGCCGAAGTGGTCGGAAGATGATGGGATTGTATTAAAACGCAAATCAAACCCAAAGGAATCAACAATCGAAGCGTGGGGTGTTATTGATGGTCAGCCAACATCGAAGCATTTTAATATCCAGATATATGATGACTTGGTGACGATTGATAACGTGCGTAGCGACGACATGATAATGAAGACAACGGATAGTTGGGCATTATCGTTAAACTTAGGCGCAGAGCCGACGATAAGACGACATGTAGGGACTCGTTATCATTTCAATGATACGTATGGAGAGATGATACGGCGCAGCGCAGTAAAAACGCGTATTCATCCGGCAACAATTGATGGAACCATGGAAGGCGAACCTGTTTTATTAAGCAAAGAAAGCTTATCTGAAAAACGGCGAATGATGGGGATATACGTATATAACGCGCAGATGTTGTTAAACCCAATAGCTGATAGGTCACAAGGATTTAGACGTGAGTGGGTTAATTTTCATGCCAAAACTGATGGCACGGGAATGAATAAATATATTCTTGTCGACCCAGCAAATGAGAAAAAGGATTCAAGCGATTATACGGTAATGCTGGTTATAGGTTTGGGCGCAGATAATAACTATTACGTATTGGATATGTTGCGTGACAGGCTTAATTTAACAGAGCGCACGCATCATTTATTTAGATTACATCGCAAATGGAAGCCTTTATCAGTTGGCTATGAGCGCTACGGTATTCAAGCAGATATTGCACATATCAAAGATAAGATGAAGCAGGAAAATTATCATTTTAGAGTGATTGAACTTAAAGGAAATATGCCTAAAAACGACAGAATTAGGCAATTAATGCCTTCGTATGAAGAGGGTAGGTGGTATTTGCCAGAAAGATTATTCAGAACGAATTACGAAGGAAAAACGGAAGAGTTGGTAGATATTTATTTGTCGCAGGAATATGACGCATTTCCGATAGCGATGCATGATGACATGCTAGATACGCAGGCGAGGATTTTAGATCCGGATTTACACATTAACTGGCCTCAATTAGAAGAGGAAGAAGAGCGCCCTGATAGATATGGGCGAAGTCGAGAAAAACGACAAGAAGGTACAGGGTGGAGCGCTTAGTATGATGACAATGACAAACGATGAAAGTAATTACGACGATACGACCAACTTAAGTGAGATGGACGATATCGATTTTTTGCGTGAAGTAAATCAAAACATGCAAAGAGCACGAGAAAAGCGTTCACGGTGGCAACAAGAAGCATTACAAAACTACGACTTTTACGCTGGTAATCAATGGGCGCCAGAAGATATCGAGAATCTAAAGAAAGACAATCGAGTAGCTCCGGTATTTAATCGTATTGTTAGAACTATCAACGCAATCTCAGGATTAGAAGTACAAAACAGGCAAGAAGTATCCTTTATTGCTCGTCAAATTGACCCACAAAAAGGAATGGAAAGCGATATAACTACAGATGCAGCACATTGGGCGCGTGATAATTGCGATGCTGAAGATGAAGAGTCTGAAGTATTTAGAGATGCTCTTATATGTGGTGAAGGATGGGATGAAACACGGATAAGTTATGATAGGAATCCTCAGGGTGATATTTTAATCGAACGAATTGACCCGCTCGAAATGTATGTCGATGCAAATGCAATAAAATCTAATTACGAAGATGCTGCTTGGATAGCGCGAAGCAAGCGTTTAACGCGACGCGAAATCAAAGTATTGTGGCCTGATTTTGATTTTGCAGGTGTCAATCTCGACCAATTCGAAGCGCTGATTGATACCATTCCTCATGATCAAGATGCGTCAGACCGCTATATGGGTTTCGACCAACAACAACGCATATTCTCAGATATATACTTTGTGCTGCAATACCAGTGGTTTGAGTACGAGTCTTCTTACACAATGGCAAGTCCTGATGGTAGCGGTAACGTTGTAACAATGCGTCAACCGCAATATGACCAAATCAAAGACGAGCTAACAGAACGAAATATTTATGTTCTAAAAAGCAAAATGCGCGTTTATAAGCAGGCATTTATTCTTGGTAACAAAATATTGCAACGAGGCGATGCGCCTGTTAATGAATTCTCATTTAAATGCACAACAGGATTACGCGATAGAAACTTTGCATCATGGTTTAGTTTAACTTCGGTTATGAAGGACCCGCAACGATGGGCAAATAAGTGGCTTTCTCAAGTGCAACACATTCTCAATACAAGCGCAAAAAGCGGTATTTACGCAGAAGTGGGCGCGTTCCAAAATATCAGCAAAGCCGAACAAGATTTTGCAAGACCAGGTTCAATTACACAATTAAATGATGGCGGATTAGGAAAGATAAAAGAAAAAACGCCACCAGGTTATCCAGAAGGATTAGATAGATTACTGCAATATGCTATCTCATCTATTAATGACGTAACAGGCGTCAATTTAGAGCTATTAGGTGCTGCAAATAAAGACCAAGCTGTCGCGATTGAGATGTCACGCAAACAAGCTGGAATAACGATTTTAGCGGTGTACTTCGATAGTTTGCGACGCTTTAGAAAAGAATCAGGGCGATTACTATTAAAGTTCATCCAAAAATATATTAGTGATGGTCGACTTGTTAAAGTTATGAGTCAGGCAGGTTCCCAATATGTACCGCTTCTTAGAAATCCTAATATGATTGAGTACGATATTGTGGTCGATGAATCTCCATTAAGTACCAACATGAAAGAGCGTGTATTTGGCAGCTTAATGCAGTTAGTGCCGATGTTATTACAAGCTGGATTACCTGTACCTCCGGATGTTTTAGATTACGCGCCGTTACCTGAAGAATTAATACAAACATGGAAACAAGCTATTCAGCAACAACAGCAAGCGCAGCAGCAACAAGGTCAAAATCCGTTAGAGCA